AGTTGGTGATGTTGATACCTATATCAAGTATTACTACTGGCGAAACTACATGCAGTGGGGTACTGTTGAAAAGTGGCGCGAATGTGTTGAAGCATTAAAGACATATGATACCTCTGGTGCATCATATAAGACTGAACCGAGTCCTCATTACATGGGCAATTTCTGGTGGTCGAAGTCCCAGCACGTTAGAACTCTTCCAAATCCATCAAACAAAGAATGGTTTGAAGATATTAAGCGCAATTCAAAAAATGAGTGGATGAGAACTGCACCAAATCGTTTTCGTGACGAGATGTGGATATGCAGTAATCCAAATACTAAATCGTTTAATATATACAACGAAGCAGTTAGTCCTTTAAGCGAACCAATAAAGAGAGAATCTTATGGAATCAATCTGTAGAAAGGTATGCGAATATGAAGAAGACAGTTCAGGATCATATAGAAGCAACGAAGAAAAGACTTGCCGAGGCTGCGGCCGCACGGCAAGCGAAATTGAAGAGTGGTTTTACGCAACCAAAGAACGGAAAGTTGCCATTGCCAAAGAAGCAAGGGCCAGGAAGAAAGCCCTCCGTGAAACCGACGGGTAGAGGCAAATAACACTTGACATTCCTTTTGGATATGTTATTATATCCATACTGACAAACACACAGAGGAACACATGGCATATTTTACACAAACCGTTGAAGTTGATGTTGATCTTGACGAATTTGATGATGAGGAAATCATCGATTATATGGAATGCCGAGGATATACTGTTACTAGAGATTCTGCCGCAGATGCGTCTTTTGTAGATGTTGTATGGAATATTGAACGCGGTAATCTAAAGGAAGCATTGATCCAACTTGAGCGTGAAGTGCCTGAGTTGAAGGGTATTGCGACTCTCAACTAAATACAAACATTGCGGGGTTGGTATATGGGTTGTGCCCTAGCCTTCCAAGCTAGTGAAACGAGTTCGAATCTCGTACTCCGCTCCATTCATACATTATGAGGTGACATCATGTCCATTTGGTATATTATTCTTGTAATCGTCATGGCAGACGGCAGTGCTTCTGTTGACACGCGATATCCTAACACTCCCGAATATAACAACGAAAAGACTTGCAACGAAGTCGGTAACGAACTTATGGAGCAAGAGCAGATGAAGATCGGCACGAATGCGGGTACCGTTTATTTCATCTGCAAAGAACTCGGCATGGATCAAATTCTTAAGGCAACTGGTAAGGCTGGAAGCAATTCGTGAACTATGTTTTTGATGTTGATGGAACTCTAACACCATCGCGTGAAAAGATAGATGAGAAGTTTGAAAAGTTCTTTTTGAACTTCTGTAGAAAAAATTCAGTCTACCTTGTAACAGGTTCGGATTATAGCAAGACTGTTGAACAGCTTGGATCTGATATATGTTATGCTGTAGAAGGGATATATAATTGTTCTGGCAATCTGCTAACTAAACGTGACATTGAAATCTACCGCAATGACTTTGAGTTGACTAACGAAGAACTTGAAGCATTGGATATGGAACTTCGCAAGTCAGGATTTTCTATTCGCACGGGCAATCACATTGAAAAACGTATTGGCGCTGTAAACTTTTCTATCGTTGGCCGCAATGCAAACAAAACCGAAAGACAGTTGTATATTGAATGGGATCAAGCAACGAACGAGCGCCATATCATATGTGAAAATTTGAACGACAGATTTTCAAGATTAGAGTTTGTCGTTGGCGGAGAAACAGGCATTGATATCTTCCTAAGAGGTAAAGATAAATCTCAGATTGCCGCACATTTACGACCTTTCACTTTTTTTGGTGATAGATGTGAAGTTGGTGGTAATGACCATTCTATATACTTGATAGCAGATAAAGCATATTGGGTTAGTGATTGGAAAGACACATATCTATATCTGAGAGATGTTATGGAGTTAGACAATGAATCCACAGATTGAAGTGAATGATTTTGTCGAGAATGAAGATGGCTCAGCCACAATTACTGTTACCATGGATTATGATACGATTCTTGTGTTTGCAAAAAAAGGTCTTCTTGCCGCTTTGACTGAAGCTGCTAACGAGGTACTTGAGGAGAACGTACCAAATGGAAAAGAAAACTGATCCTATAGTAGAATTAATAAAAAGACACGTTGATAACTTTCAATATGAAATGCAAAATAATAGACACGACGGTTGGATTCAAAACCATTACCGCGACTGTTTGATAGAAATTCGTGAATACATCAATAAGGCATTAGATAAATGAAAGTGAAGATCAGTAAGTACCCTACCGTTTTCTTGAGATGTAAGATTTATGATCGTTACATGAACAAGAAGTACGGTCATGTTTGGCCGCATCCTTCAACACCAACTAAGTTTGAAAACTTTTTAGACATGCTTGATGATGTTATTCAAGCGGTCTATGATGTAACGATCAATCCTATCATCAGGCATCGTGAACAGAAGATTAGTGTTCGTATTGATGATTGGGATACTTGGAGTGCCGATCATACTCTTTCGTACATCATTCATCCTATTCTTCTAAAGATCAAAGAAGGTAAGTTTGGCACTCCGTATACGGATCGTGAAGACGCACCCGATGATGTTATCTATGATGACAACACTGAAGAAAACGATTGGGATCGACCCTTTAACGCAATGCGCTGGCATTACATTCTTGATGAAATGATCTTTGCGTTTGAGAAAATCAGAGATGACGAATGGGACTTAGAAATCTATGATCGTCATCGTGGTTGGACTGACGAAGCCTTTGCAGAACGCGAAGCTATCCAGAAGCGTATCAACAATGGTCTTCGACTATTCGGCAAATACTATCAGAGTTTATGGACATGAAATGTAACACATGTAATACTGAGTTTGTTCCTTTTCCAATGATGGATGATCAAGCGGCTGGATGCGCTGCAACTTTATATCTCAAGAATAAAGATTACTACATACTTGGTCACTATGGTTCAATGCAGTATGACATGCAAAGGTATATCTTGAAGAAGAACAATCATTATCATACTGGTAACATCTGTGATGATTGTATTAGTAAACTTGTAAACGAAGGTTCGGCCTCATTGATTGAAGATGGTGTTTGGTAATGTTGGGTTGGAAATACAACGAAACTATGCTAAGAACTTACATGACTGAACATGCGGAAGACATGGGCAGGTTTTGGGCTGAAGTGTTAAAAAACACGCCTGATTTTTATGAGAACTTTATGCGAGGATTTCTAGAGGAGTTAAACAAAAAGAAGGAATAGCATTATGGCTTATCAAACTATTTCCGAAGAGATTATCCGACAAGCAGCAGAGATTATGGGTCCAGAAAGCAACTTTCATGTTGCACTCAAATGGGCAGAAGAGTATAGACAAGCAGGACTAAACCCTGTATACTATACAGACGATTCCGAGAAGATCGTATTCGTCACAACAGAAGAAAAAATGAACGGCACAAAGTTTAATTAATATTGGAGTTTTGTAATGAATATTCTTGAGACTGCATGGAAGCAGCGTGAGTATGATGGCAAGTGGGAAAAGCTGGCCAAGGTTATGGACTATGATAACAAGTATGTCTATAAGTCTGAGTCAGGTTCGAATCTGACATACATTCCTACAAAGTGGATGACAGTTGGCGTGTTTGATTTTATGGCGGAGTTTGAATGATGACAAAGAACATTAAGCTATTTAAGCTTTTATCTGGAGAAAACATTTTGGCCGAGATCGTTTCCGAAAACGAAGAGTCGATCAAGATAAAGTATCCTGCAAGAGTAACGCTAATTCCACCAAAAGCTTCAATGCAATATGATGCTAAAGCATCTCCTCAGATTGGATTTGGTCCTTGGTTAGAATTTACCGATGATGTGACATTTGATCTTAACAAGACTCATGTTGTGGTAATGATGAATCCTGTCAAGGAATTTGTTGCCAACTATGAATCGATGTTCTCAAAGATTATTCAGCCAAATTCAGGGTTGATTTTGCCTCAGAGTTGATGTATAATAATGCTTACGCAAAGCGGTAGTGTTCTTGCGCTACCGCTTTTTTTGTTTGATGAGGGTATTTAATGGCTTCTTTCTATACTAATGTTCAAGTCTATGGTTCGCGCATTCTGTATCGCGGTGTAGAAGACGGAAGAAAAGTCAAGCGAAAGATTGATTATTTTCCAACCCTGTACGTTCCCTCAAAAGTTCATACGGGATTTACTTCTGTTTCTGGTGATGCCATGGCCGAAATGAAACCTGGCAACATTCGTGAAACCCGAGATTTCGTAGAGCAGTATAAAGAAGTTGAGAACTTCAAAATCTACGGCAATCAGAAGTATGAATATACTTTTATCTCCGATCATTTCTCAGATGACATTGACTGGGATCTATCACATATCACTGTAACAAACATTGATATTGAGGTAGGTTCTGAGAATGGATTTCCAGAACCAGAACACGCAAACGAACCAATTACCGCTATTACTATGAAGAACAATCAAGGCAAGTTCATTGTCTTGGGTTGCGGCAAGTTTGATAACAAGCGCGATGATGTTTGGTATATTCATTGTAGAGATGAAATTGATCTAATCAAGAAGTTTCTTGATGAGTGGACATTCAACTATCCAGATATCATAACTGGATGGAATGTAGAGATGTTTGATATTCCCTATCTCGTTAATCGCATCAAGAAAATTCTTGGTGAAGAAGCGGCAAAGCGTCTCTCGCCTTGGAGTATCGTTAATGAGCGCCGTGTAACTAATATGCGCGGTAACGACCAACAGATTTATGATGTGATGGGCATTGCTGTTCTTGACTATATTGCAATGTATAGAAAGTTTGCTCCTGGTGGTCAGTCTCAAGAATCGTATAAGCTTGATGCTATTGCTAACGTAGAAGTTGGTGAGCGTAAACTTTCATACGAAGAGTACGGCAATCTTCATACACTCTACAAGGACAACTATCAGCTATTCATTGAGTACAACATTCGTGACGTTGAACTTGTTGAGCGCATTGATGAAAAGTTGAAACTGATTGAATTGGTTCTTACTCTTGCGTATGATTCCAAGACGAATTATACTGACGCATTCTCACAAGTGCGTATGTGGGATGCTATCGTGTATAATCATCTTCGTAAGAAGAATGTAGTAGTTGATCCAATTGTCAAGCATTCTAAAGATTCTGCATATGAAGGTGCATTCGTGAAAGATCCGATTCTTGGTATGCACAAGTGGGTCGCTTCATTCGACTTGAACAGTCTGTATCCGCACTTGATCATGCAATACAACATTTCTCCTGACACTATCATTGAGCCAGAACACTATGATGGAACATTACGAGAGTTTGTTTCTCGCAATCATATTTCTGTGGACAATCTTCTGAATCAAGAAATAAATACCAGTGTTCTACAAACGGCTGATGCCACGCTAACTCCTAATGGACAGTTCTTCACAAAAGAGCGTCATGGGTTTTTGCCAGAGATCATGGAGAAAATGTATAATGATAGGTCTGCGTACAAGAAGAAAGCTCTCGCAGCTAAACAAGAAGTTGAACGCGAAACGGATCCAACAAGAAAATATGAAATCGAAAAAAGAATCGCTCGGTTCAATAATCTTCAATTGGCTAAGAAAGTTTCGCTAAACTCAGCTTATGGCGCTTTGGGCAATCAGTACTTTCGATACTTTGATATCAGACAAGCTTCTGGTATTACGACCGCAGGTCAGTTGTCTATTCGTTGGATTGAGAAGAAGATTAATGAATATCTCAACAAACTTCTAAAGACAAAGGATGCAGACTATGTTATTGCGTCGGACACGGATTCTATTTACCTCTCACTTGATAAACTGGTCAGCGAGACTATTGTTAAGCAGAAGCCTAATGCTGATACAAGAGAAATCATCAAGTTCATGGACAAGGCGTGTGAAGATCGCATTCAACCGTTTATTGACAAAGCTTATGCTGAACTTGCTGGATATATTAATGCCTACGAACAAAAGATGCAAATGAAGCGCGAGGCTTTGGCCGATAAAGGTATTTGGACAGCTAAGAAGCGTTACATTCTGAATGTTTATAACAACGAAGGTGTTGAGTATGCAAAGCCGAAAGTGAAGGTGAT